TTACAGAACCAGAAAGATCCGTTTGGATACAAGGTACTGAAGGCATTACTGATTTTATTATTCCAAGTTTAGCACCAACTGAAGCAATGCAATTTGTTGCTCGCAGATCGTATAATCCAAATACTCCGTCTCAAACATTCCGATTCTTTGAAAACTGGGATGGCTTTTATTTTGTAACTGATGAATATTTTTTCAAAACAAATAAAGACAAAGTTTTAAACTTATTCTATTCGCTTGAAACTGAACAGGCACAAGATCCTGAAAAGGATACAAAACGAATTGATAATCTTGTGGTATTAAGTCGAGGCTCAAATACTGCATCGCATCTTTTCTCAGGAGCATATCGTAACCGTGTTATGGAAATTGACTTAGTCCGTGGTCAGGTAAATAACTTAAGATTTGATTATACAAAAGATGCTCAGTTTGTTGATTCTGACGGTGAAAAAGTTAAACTTGCAACATCAACTCACAGTGAGGAATTTATCGCGGATACGTTTGATGAAACAAATGAAGTTGACTTTTTGTTATTTAAAGATTATGCAAGTGTTGGTGATATTCCAGGTTCTATCAGAGGCGAAGCATATTTTGCAAAAATCGCACAGAATCGTGTAGCATACACAACGCATTTAAACGACACGGCATTATCAATAACAACAAAAGGCCGTGCTGATATTATTCCAGGAAAAATTGTGGACATAAATATCCAGAGTCAAACAACAGAATCAGGTGGAGAACTCAATCCGCAATTAAACGGCCGTTATCTCGTAGCGCAAACAATCCACGATTTTAATACAGGCAATTTAACAACAACTGCAAAGGTATTAAAATTAGGATGGAGCGGTACTAAGGCTGAGAACAAGGTTCAAGATGGTGACGTAACAGTTGATAATGCAGGAGGCCCACAATGAGTTTTGGTGCAGGAATAAGAGATCCACTATTTTTTATTGGTGTCATTGAAGAAATTGTAGATCTTCGTAAAGAAGGACGTGTTAAAGTACGTGCGTTTAATATTCACGGAACAAACGATCAGATTAGTACCGAAGATTTGCCTTGGGCAATTGTTTGCTGGGGCAACTATGATCCTAATTACCATTTACATTTAAATGATTGGGTATTTGGTGTTTTTCTTGATGGGCGCGAAGCACAACAGCCAATGGTTCTTGGATTAATTCCTACTCAAACAACAAAAGTACCTGAGCCTGAAACCGATGGGTATGGTGCGTATCCAACATCAAGTTGCGAAAATCAAATGGGACCAAATGAGTTTGGTCAACCTCGTAACAGTAAAACACACCGCGGCGAATATTTAAACGAGACATTCATTAAAGATATGGATGTGTTAAGAGTTAAAGATATCCAAGGTGTTAAAGGAACTGACGCTTGGTCTGAACCTCCACCAGCGGCAAACCCGGAATATCCATATAACCGAACAATTGAAACCGCTAAGCACCGCATTGAGCTTGACGATTCGGACGGCAACGAAAGAATTACTATTCACTCAAACTCTGGTTCTTATATTGAAATAAGTTCTCGTGGTACAACAAAGCATAAGTCAATCCATGACAAGTATGAAATTAATGACGAAAACCAATATGTATATGTTGGCGGATGCTCAAATGTCGTGATTGAAGGCAATGCTCACGTAATGGTTAAAGGAAATAAAATTGAAGAAATCATGGGCGATATGCAACAGCGTGTCCATGGCGAATATCATTTATCAGTTGGCGGTGAAGCATTAATTAATGCAGCAAACCAGGTTCAATTACGTGGTGGTAATGTTCGTATGCAGGCAAACGCCGGTGATATGACAATCCACGCAGAAGAGAATATTAGGTTAGAAGCAGTTGATACTGCATCTATAAAAGCTCCAATGATTTGGAACGACGCCTCAATTAACTGGGCAGTCGATGGTGGAACAGGATATATCAAAACTACGCTAGGTCTTCATATGAAGTCTGCAGGGTTTACAAATATCCAATCAGATGTAACTCTTGATTTTTCAAGCCCATCTACTCGTTTGGAAGGAACAACAATACTTAACTTAAAAGGTCTTGCGGTTGCAGTCGAAGGAACTTCTACACTTGATTTGAAGGCACCTATTACAAGACTTGGCGGCGGGGCAACCACTCATATCAACAGTACCACAGTTAATATTGATAGTACTATTAGTATGGCAAACGGTGCAGCAGCATCGCCGTTAGGAGCTCTTAACGCATTGCCAGCAATTTATATACCATCAGAATTATTTGATCCTGGGGTAGGTGAGGACATTCCTAATATGCCGCAACCTGTTAATTACAACAAGCCAGTTAATATTGTATGTTCTCCTCCTCTTGAAGAAGTAGGGGTACTTGCTAAAGATGATCCAGGCGAGGTCCAACAGACAGAGGCACAGTATTATGTCAGTCAAGGGTCTTATTCTGATGGAACAAAGTATTGGATGATTATAGATAGGAATACAGGCATAAGAGCATTTCCCGAATCTGGAGTAAATACTTTGTATCTTTCTGAAGAAGGCGCAAACATAACGACCGAGCGATTAAATCAGGGAGGGTCTGGTTTTGAGTAAGAACGATTGCAATCCATGCGATATTAATAACGAAAGCATATATGAAAGAAACGCATCAGTAGCACCTAGCCCTATTTTAGTAACAAGAAATGGTGAGCTCACAATTGATAGTGTTGATGTTCTTGCGGCAAATTTTGCTAACAATATTGTTGCCGATATTGCTACAAGTGAATTGCAAGTGCTTATTACAAGATACGGTAACGATGCAGTTAATGAAGCATCTCGTAATTTGAATGCATTCGTTAGAAGCATTGACACATCGGGTTATCCTGAACTTAATCAAAGAATGAATTTGTCTCAGCCTATTACAAATCTTGAAATGGCAGAGTTTATGAAAAGTAATTTCTATACTCCTACAAGCATGGCAAGATCATATAATTCGCAAAGGCCAAAGTTTTTAAGACAATTAAATGATTTTTATTTGGGTAGTTGGATCTCATCTCTTATGGGCGGATTCTGCTCAACCATTGGAAATATGTTTGCTGCCGCTGGTGCACTGTTTGATTTGATTGGACAAATTGGAGATGCAATTGGCGCAGCCTTAAAAGCAATCCAAAAAATTAAAAATCTAAAAGATCCAGTTAAAGCCTTATTTGATAAAATTAAAGTGCAAGCTTTGATTGACGCAATTAAGAAAAAGATTGAAGACGGTATCAAAGAAGCTTGGCGTAAAGTTAAAGAAGCGGTTGATAACTTTAAAATAGAAGATTTATTTGAAGACATTCAAACCGAAGCAAAGAATATTAAGCAAAAAATTAAAACAGAAGTTGATAAAGTAAAAGCTATCTTAAACGATGAGAATCGAGATACCTTTTTGAAAAAGGTTGATGGACTTATTGATTACGTAGTTGACCGATTTATTAACCCATCATTAAAATCAATTGAGTTACTTGTATTTCGTATGTGTGGGTTTGCGTTTTCAGTTGAAGATGCGTTATCAAGTCTTAAGAATAGATTACAAGGAATCTTTGACGATACAAAAGAATCAGAAGAATCAACAAAGTCAGGATCGGCTAAAGCAACAGCAAACGCGGTTCAGAATGGTGCAGTTCGTTTTGATGAAGAGACACGTCAAGAAGCGATAAATAATATGAGAGAGCGTTGTATTCAAGCATCCACGGAAGCCAGTGATGCAGCAGATGAAAGTGGGGCGGCCGCGACAGTACGAACAGTTGCTCCTCCAACAAATGCTGAAATTGATGGTATACCTGACTGGGATCAATTGCTCAACGGGCCAGTAAATAATCTTTATATTAATCCTGGCTCAAATATAGCAACACTAATTGGCAGAGATGCCTGGTCGGATCGGTACGTACCTTTGGAAGCAAAAGTAAAATTAATGAGATTAGCAGAAGAATGGGGTTCGCCTCTTACAATCACTAGTGCTCATCGCCCAAAAATATATAATGACAGGTTACGCGCAGCTGGTAAAGGTGCAGCGAAATTTTCGTTCCATATAAAAGGTGTTGCGTTTGATCTAATGTTTGCTGGTTCAACAAGTAAACAAAAGCAATTTGAGTTTGCAGATCTTGCGGCAAAACATGGATGGCACGGAATTGGTTTTTATCCCAAGCAAGGATTTGTTCATGTGGACATTGGCGGTATTGTTCCTGGGGGAAGTAAAAAAAGACCAGCTGGGGTTATCGCGGTATGGCCGAACGACATAGAGGCACAATGGCTCTCTTGGAGGAGAAATAAGTAATGACCATTGCATTAGTTACCGCAAAACAGAAAAAAATTAATATCTATACAGATTTTAAAAAGGATTTAAGTGTAAGTCCTTTATCTGAAGACCTTGCTTTGTTTAAAAACGAAGATTCGGTTAAAGAAGCAATTAAAAATTTAGTTTTAACAGATCGTGGCGAGCGTTTAATGCAGCCAAATCTTGGTGGTAATATTCGAGCAATGCTGTTTGAGAATATGACTCCTGCTAGTTTAAAATTAATTGAAGAACAGGTTAAAACCGTTATCGAGATATATGAGCCACGGGCTGAAGTATTGGACGTTATTGTAAACGGAAGCCTAGATGATAACACAGTTAAAGTAACCGTTAAGTTCTTTATAACGAACCAAGAACAGCCGGTTGAGTTGGACGTATTCTTAGAGAGGACTAGATAAATGGCAAAGTTGTCCATTACAGAGTTGGATTTTGAAACAATCAAAGACCAACTTAAAGCTTATATGAAAGGTCAAACAAAGTTTAAAGATTATGACTTTGAAGGATCAAACATGAGCGTCCTTTTGGACGTACTTTCATATAATACTTTTCAAAATAACTTTTATACGAACATGGCAATTAACGAAATGTTTATTGATTCTGCCTTGCTTCGTAACTCTCTTGTATCACATGCAAAAGAATTGAATTACCTTCCTAGGTCAAAACGTTCGGCCCGTGCTATTGTTAAGGTTAAGGTAACAGATGATACACTTACTGGCGCAACAATTACAATTCCACAGTATGCTGAATTTGCTGCGGCTTATCAAGGTGAACAGTATACTTTTGTAACCAATAAAGCCCACGTACTACGTAAGACAGCGGCAAATACATATGAATCAGGAAACATTACGATCTATGAAGGGTCAATGCTAACCAGTTTTGAACGAGAAGGTTTCTTTGTTGATGACGACGGAATCCTTCGTGTTATTTTAACAAACGAAAACGCAGATACAGATTCAATTGAAGCATTCGTTGATGCTGAAGCAACAGAAGACCGTAACGTGTTTGTTCGTAAAGATACTATCTTTGGAGTTGGTCCTACTGATAAAGTATTTTATGTTGAACCATATTACGATGGGCGTTATACTGTTTACTTTGGTAAAAATATTTTTGGTTTACAGCCAACAGAAATTGAAGATGTTCGTGTAAAATATAGAATCACATCAGGTGCAGAAGCGAATGGTATTAATAAATTTAGTATTTCATTATCAACAACAGGCCAAACAGTAGTAACAACAGTTGCTCGTGCAACAGGCGGCGCTGATGAAGAAAGTGTTGAAAGTATTCGCTTTAATGCTCCACGTGCATTACAAATTCAAGAACGAGCCGTTACCGCAACAGATTACGAAAATCTTTTGAAACAAAAGTTTCCTGAGATCTTATCAGTATCAGCATATGGTGGCGACGAATTGGAACCACCTCAATTTGGTAAAGTTGCAATTTCAGTTTATCTGGGACAAGAAACGGAAATCTTATCAGCATCTCTTGCTGCAACATATATTGATTATCTTCGTGAGAAAAGCCCGCTTGCGGTTGAACCAATTTTCCGCGAATCAGAATTCTTATATGCCAACATTGAAGTTGACGCATATTATTCAGCGGTAGAATCAACGAAAAGTCCAGCACAGCTTGAAACAATTATTCGTAGCGAAATCCAAACTTATTCTAATACATATCTTGATGATTTTAATAAAACACTTCGAGTTTCAAACATTGCGTCGGCAATTGATAAAAAGGATGTTGCAATTCTTTCAAACAGCGTCTGTGCATTCCCTTATATTCCTTATTCTCCCCCTACAGACGTAAAACTCAATCCTACGTTTAAGTTTGGCGCAAAGCTGGCAAAACCATATCCTTTCCGTAACGCAAATGGATTTAGTGATTATAAACCAGCAATTAAAACCGGCAAATTTACGAGTAACGGACAAGAAGTTTTCTTGCAGGATGATGGCATAGGTAACATTATGTCAGTCACAAGTAATGCAGCAAACCCGCAGGTTGTTAAACCAAAGGTTGGTACAGTTGATTACGAAACAGGGGTTGTTAGCTTAACTGATTTTATTACAGATACGTATGACGGCTCTGAAATTAAAATCATCGCAAGAACGGCGGTTGACGATATAAAATCGCCTTTGGGCAGAATCTTTTATATCCGTGATACCGATGTAACAGTTAATATGATTGAGATCAAGTAATGCAAGTAGAAAAGCAGATAGCATTTAAAATCAGGGATCAGTTTCCTGGGCTCTATCGTGAGTTCGGTTCTGAGCTTATTGATTTTGTTGAAGAATATTACCGATTCCTTGAAGAATCTACAGACCAATCGCATTATAATGCTCGTAGGTTATTTGAGTATCGTGATGTATCAACAACTCTATCTGAACTTGTTTTACAATTCCACAAAATGTTCATGGCAGACCTGCCTTTATTAGCAGACTCGGATGTTCGTTTTGTTGTTAAAAATATTATGGATCTATATCGCCGCAAAGGTACTCCTGGCGGTATTCTATTATTCTTCCGTATGTTCTATCAAGAAGATGTTGAAATTAAGTATCCTGCATCTCAAATGTTTAAGCCTTCTGACTCAGATTGGCGTAAGGGTGTTTACCTTCAACTATTTCCAAATGATAATGATTTTTCCGATATTGATGGCAATAGATTTTCTTATTCGGATTTAATCGGTAAAAACATACGTGGTAGTATTTCTGAAGCAAGAGCTGCAGTTGATAAAATTAACTTTATTCTATTAAATGGTACACTTACTCCTGTCATTTATATTTCAAATGTTAAAGGTAACTTTATTAAATATGACGACCTTCTTGCAACCATTAAAGGAAACGAAGTTGCGTTTGGGCGTATAAATGGCTCAGCAAGTTCGCTTGAAATTGACCTATCTTATGGTGGTGAAACAGATCAAAAAGTTGGTGACATTTTAAATATCGTTGGCAATGGCAACGGCGGTAAAGCAATTGTAACTGATCTTGAAGATGAATTTTCCGGTCAGGTTGTTTACACTATTATTGATAAAGGCTTTGGTTATACCGAAGAGAATACACGTTTAAGAGTCTCATCACAAAACTTAATTTTAAGTAATCCTGATCTTGAGTTTAATATTGAAGAACGCATTTCAGATTCTAATACTCAAATTAATAACACAGGCAACCTTGGTATTGTTACGGGCCAATCTGCATTTGCGGTTGGTATTCACTTTGCTAATACTCAACACTATTGGGATAGCGATAACATACCTCAGCTATTTGCAATTGACCGCGTTGGTGCACCAAGAGTTGGATTGCCAGGATCAATTGGTAATACCGGCCCTGTCACGTCAATTACTGCAAATAATACATCAAGCCCAGGTCTTTTATACCCTGACACGGGTGCCAATACCGATGTAAGAGTTGAAATTGATAACGTTCAGTCAGTATCTTTGATTACTGATAAGATTGCAAACTTTATTCAAACATCAGTCACATATCCCGAAGGCTTAGCTTCTGGCGACGTTGCATTGAACTCGAGTAACTTTAACGATTCTCCGCCAGCTGGCGCGCCAATGTCAGGTAATACTGATCCTATCACTTTAGCAACTCCAATAAACGAAGCGTTTAACTTAGAGCCATTTAACATTGGTTCAATCAATAACCTAATAAACGTTAACCCAGGACAAGATTACGTGACTGATGTTTGGTCAATTGCTCGTGATGATGTTATGTCGGCATTTGATAGATACGAACAAGTTGTTGTCCTTGAAGAAGTATCAGCCGCTATGTCAATCGGTGACTCGATTAGTCAGGCAAATACCGGTTTAAATTCAAACACAACTATAACCGGTATTATCACGGGTATCAATTCATCAGAAAACTTTATTAAAGCACGTCCTTTTAGCTATTACGGATTCGAAGGTTCTAACGCAGGTGGCATTGTTCATAAAGGAAACGAATATCCTGTCGTCTATGTAGCACGAGACTATACCGCGAGTAAGCTAGGCGCATCTGCCGATATTAATTCAAGAACAATCTTTGCATCAGGAAGAGTTAAATCTGCAAACGTATACGAATCGGGATTTGGATATATTGATGGCGAAAGAGTTGATTTAACAAATGATGCTGGCGATATTATAGCACAAGCTATTCTTACTGCTGATACTCAAGGTTTAACATCAGGGTACTGGGCAAGTTATAGCTCTCACCTGAATGGTTATTGGACTGATGAAGATTCTGGCAATTTTGAATACTTTGACGCAAATATGAAAATTCAAGATAGTGATTATTACCAAGAATACTCATATGAAATTAAAGGAACAATTTCTAAATCTGTTTATGAAGAACCACTTAAAAGAACAGTACACCTTGCAGGAACAAAATTATTTGGAGACTTTTTACATAAACGTAAAATGTCGTTTGGTAAAGGCGCAGGTATTGACTTTAAGTTTAACCAAATTATTAAACTTGATGATGAGGTAGGCGGAGCGCCAATTGTTGGACCTGGGCAAATTATTGCAGGCGACGGCGGGTTGCTTGATGCTTCAACGCAAGAATATACCGCCGATACAATTCTACTGTCCGCCGATATGACACAAGAACCGTAGAATAAATATATAAAATATAATAGGAGCAAAAATGGCAAAGCAGGTAATTAACACAGGTACGGTTCCTGACGACGGCACAGGTGATAGCCTCCGTAATGCCTTCGTTAAAGCTAACGCTAACTTTACCGAACTATACGACAATTTTTCTAATACTGATTTGATTCTTACCGCAAGTGGAGGAACAATCACGGGTCCGTTTGATTCACCAGACGTACCTATGCACAAGATTAGATTTTTAGCAGATGAATTAAGCGATCTTCCAAATGCGTCAACGTATCATGGTATGTTTGCCCACGTGCATTCAGAAGGACATGGTTATGTAGCACACAACGGTGGTTGGGTACAGTTACTTGACGAAAACTCAACTTTGCTTGACCTTGGAATTTCAGACGGTACAAATGGACAGGTTTTAACAACTGACGGTAGTGGCGCATTCACTTTTGAAGACGGTGGTGGCATTGGCTTGAGCACGCGTGCTGAGATTGTTGGCACTTCTGCCTCCATTGCGGACGATGCTTCGGCTAACTTAGACATCACTGGAGGATATAAAGGATACGCATTGCTGTCAATTGAAGTTGACCGAGCAGCGTGGGTTCGAGTTTATACGCATTCATCTGCTCGGTCAGCGGATGCTTCAAGAGATCAGAATACCGATCCTGCACCAGATGCTGG